ATTTGTGCTTGTAAGTCGATCAACTGATTTTGTAATGTTATTAAATCAGAATTTTCTGTTCTGAGAGTTGCCACGTATGCAGAATAGGTTGCTTGATTTGCGGTAATTAATGCACTCCATGCAGTCAAAGCATCAATTAGGTCTTGACTCATCCAATCAGTTGTTTTATAATAATCGAAGTTATATATAAAGTTGGTGCCGAGTGGATTCACAGAATGAATATCTAGATTACCACCACCATAAACAAATAATGCGGTAACTATTTCGTCAGATTTCTCGGTGAAATCAGCATTTTGAATTAAGTTTTGATATGATAAGTAAATATCTGTTGGTGTTGTTGCATTGGTTGTTTTCTTAGCATCAACCGTTTTTGTAAAAGTATTGAACGAAAATACACAACTGTATGAAACTTCTGCATCATTCATCAATAAACTATAAACTGTACCATCTGAAATATTGAAGGTTCTATACGTATCCCATAAAGCAGGATCTATTGTCCCAATAATCCAACCAGTATCTTTTAAGACTTTCCCTAAGAATGTATTCTGTGGGCTGATTACGTCATAAAACTTTAATGTTCCATTAAAAGCAGATATTTTTTTATAATTCAATTCTTGTTCAAGAGAACTTGCGGTAACGGTTTTATATGATTTAATTCCATCTGTGGTTTCTTTCACGGAGTCAATCATAAAATAACCAATATTCTCTACCAGAACCAATCTTTTTGATTTTAGTAAATCATATGCGGGTTGAATCGTAACACCACCATCAATAGTTCTGGGATATTGAAAGGAAATATCTGACATGGCGTTATATTTTAAATTTACTTGAGTATCATACATTACACCTAAATATTCCAATTCTGTCTTATTAGGATTACATAGAATTGTATAGGGTTTATCTTGTTGACCAAATTTATCGAATCCAGGAAGCATTGTTTATCCTCCTATCTTTACTGCATTTTCATATTTAAATTCAATTGAATGAATGTGACCTGACCACGAATAATCATTTCTACCTGGAAGTAAACGAGGCCACACCTTATTGAAATTCGGAAGTCTACGAATAAGAGTAGATGATGATAATATTTGTTTATCACAATCTACTGTTAGAACCTCATTCGCAAGAAGAGTATCAAACGTTGTATATCTAGAATTATCTGTGGTATTTGTCATATGCAGATACCCTCCAGAATTATTCATAGTTATAACCATAATCGGAAATGTATAATAGTTGTTTGCCGACATATTGTTTAATATTTGTGTATCTGTTCGTAATCCAATAGGTGTTGAATATGTATATATTTTTGATTTTAGATAACTCCATGCCCACGGAGAATCACATACAACACTACATCTAAATCCCATTATCTGACCACCTATTTTTCTAATAGATGGTTGTATTAAAAAACAGTTCATATGGATATTCTCCATATCTGGCTGTATTATTTTCAGTTCATGATACACCATTTGCCCAAAAAGAATATTTTGTATAATGGATGCACGTTCAGCGTCTATCTCATCTCTTGAAGAAAATTCAACATCAAATTGTAAAACCTTATCCTGTGTTACTCCAAAGAAATATGGAACAGGACGTTTGAATATTTTTTGTGTATATAGTGTAATGTCATTTCCACCTGGATTAGAAGAATCTCCCGAATCTAGTGATGTTATTAGTAATCCTAGTTCTTCGGAAGGAATTCCATTAAATACGAACTTAGTTGCCTTAAATCCCATTTTATCAACTCCTTCCTAAAGTTTTATTTTTTAATTTGTAAATATAATTAAAAGAGGATAGTTATAAAAACCTATCCTCTTTTTTTAAAATATTAAATTCCCGTACTAAATGTTGGACGAACAAATCCACGATTCTTCATAGAGTTATTAATCTGTTCCATGACATTGTTTGCTATTGCCTTTATATCAGGTAAAACAGTTTTATCAACGTTACCATTGATAGTTAATAAATTATCTATGTGTAATCCACCACCATTATTAATAGTAGATGATTGGGCAATTTGTGGTAATGTTCGATTCATGAATTTATTCATCTGATCGGCATTGATGACAAGTTCTCCTGCCATCAAAGTAGCGAATTCCTCATTAGATTTTAGACCTTTTACAAAACCTGTTGCCACACCAGTATGTCTAAATGGAGCGCCAGTATTTGGAACACCATTGGGGTCAGGAGTAGTGCTAGATCCTAATGCTGGATTATTTAGCATTGTATCAATAAACTCTTTATATGCGGCTGTTGCATCCTTAATTGCAGCGGTTGCCGCCATAAAATCACCGGCATAATCAGGAACTTCGGCGGGTTTAATTGAATTCAAATTAATAATCAATTGTTGATATTTCATTGCGGCAACTTGACCTTTATTCCAGGCTTGAGTTACATCTTCATCTATCCCTGTGCCGTATTTCCTATTCCATTCCATCAATTTTGCAAATGTTTCTGCGGAATGATTAGTGATTAAGTCTATTGCCGCATTCATTAGATCGCCAGAATTAGATAAATAGTCATCGATTGCTTTTATTTGATCTTGTATTTGCTGATCATGTTTATCGATTTCTTCTTGCATTTTATCATCAACTTGTTTTAGATAAGCGTCTATTTCTTCAAGTTTATTATTGATGAAATCTTCGTATGTCTTTTCTTCAGCGTCTAATGCCGCTTTTTGACCATCAACAGAATGTTGATTCTGGTCATCTTCGAGTGTAGACTTATCATCTGCTAATTGTTTTTCAAGTTCAAGACGTTTAGCAGTAGCTTCTTCCGAAGTATCTAATGCCAAAAGATCAATTTGAGATTGTAGATCTGCTATAACGTTACCTTGTTTCTGAACACTTTTTTGATAGTTGTCTTCGGCAAGTTTAGCATCAAGGGCATCCTTACGTGCCTGAATTAAATCTTTATAACCCTTAAGTTGATCTTCAAGTTGTTTCTTTTCAGCATCTTTTTCTTCATGAATTGCTTTATTTTGCGCTTCTTTTTTCTTTTTATAATTATCTAGTTGATCTTGAAGACGTTGTTTTTCTGCTTCTTTTTCTTGTTTGATCATGGAGATAGTCATATCAAGAAGTTTTTTAGCAGCGTCAATCTGTTCTTGAATGGCTTTTTTCGCTTCCTCTGCGGCTTTTTCTGCTGCTTTCATAGCATCTTCTTGTGCTTTCTGGTAAGTAGCGAGATAAGCAGTACCGTTTTTGAGAGAGTCGTAATATGATTGTAATACTGCTATTTCTTGTTCAGTAGCGTTATTTTGTTTAGCAGTAGTTAGAGCGTCTAATGCCTTAGCAATATCATATTGTCTCATACCTTCTGTATTTATCTTGATTTGACCATTTTCTACCGTAATGAAATCTAAGTATTTTTGATCGGCATCAACAAGTTTTTGTATATCTGAATATTGTAGAGTACCGGCAATAGATTTAGAAATCATATCTTGAGTTAGAGATACGGATTCGCCAATACCTTTTAGATCGTCTGCAAATGTTGTATATTCCTTTATTGCTTCAGTTTGTTTTTCTAATTCTGTTGTAAGACCCTTTGATCTATCTAAACGCATTTCCTCAAGAGCATTAATTTTTTCAGTATCGGCGGCCTGTTGTTTCAAGAAAGTGCCTTGTTTTGCAACTTGGTCTGTTGACCCTCCAAAACTTCCACCAAAAGGAGTTCCAAACATTGTAGAATCAGATGTTTTAGTTCCACCCGAAAATGTATTTTTACCCCAATTTACAACCGCCCAAAACGCATCGCTTTTTTGAAGATAATCTACAATGCTCTGTAATGAATTCAGTGCGGGAACAGCAAGTTTTCCTAAAGACACAACTAGACCACCAGCATTATCTGCCATTTCAAGAATTTTTGCTGCAAGATTTGTGACAAAAATTAAACCATCTGAATTCATGGTTTTTTGCCACATGCCTTCCCAGGATGCAGTTAGTCTATTCTGTGAAGCTTCAGCACCTTCTTGAAAAATTTTATAACGTTCTGTGGCTAAACCCGTAGATTCTGTTTCAGTGGTTAATGCCTTTTGAAGAGCCACTTGGTTATTCATAAGGACAAGAAATTGTTCTTTTTGTCTCGTACCAGCAATATTTCTAGCGATATAGTTTTGATCTGCTTGTGAAAATGTTTTCCATTTATCACCAATTTCAGCAATAACATCCTGCATATTTCTAAAAGTATTATTGTTATCTCTAAGTTCAATTCCAACTCTACGAAGAGATTTTTCTACATTATTAATTGGTTCTCCAAATTCATCAATTGCTTTGGAGTTTGATACATCAGACATGCGCGTAAAAATCGTTCTTCATTCTGTTACTTTATGACCTAATCATCCGATTAGGAGGAGAAAGTTCTTCCAAAAGTGTCTTTACACTTGACTTTCTCTCACACGTTTCATTAGTTATATCGTGTGTCCAGACTGTTTCACAACCATTATTTAATGGTTTTATCTCGTTTCAGTCGTTAAGGCTGATTGCATATTATAAGGAAAATTCTAAATAACGTGGCAGTTATTTAGAATTTATAAATTCTCTGTAGCATTTCATTGAACAAAAATGATTCTTACTTTTTGAATAATGAGAAGTCAATTCTTTCTTTTCAGTTCCACAATTTTCACATTTAAAAGTTGTCCACTTATCTTGTTGGATATGAGACATTTTTTCTTTTCGATCTGGCAATATGGCGTTGTTTATGTCTTTTATGTCCCAATACATGTATTGAATTGTTTTATCTTTATTTTCCAATAAAGTATTTGTAAATAAAGAGTAGTTACAACTATCAAAATTGTTTAATTTTCCGTTGATAGATATAAACAATTTTATAAGTTCAATACACGTTGATAAATTGTTTTGTAAATCATATTCCCAAATATATAAAATTGGAACATTATAGTTTTTTGTTATAACTGTATTTTTTATTTTATCCATTCGTATTCTTGTTTTCTGGTTCTTATATTTTATGGTATCAAAAATTCTGGTATCACAATGCCAGAACGTTCCCATAACTTCAATCGCAAGATTATAATCTAATAAGAAATTATCAACTGCAAATCTTCCGAAAATTCTTTCATTTTCAAAATTCACATTCATTTTTTCCAAAATATTATTTACAATTACTTGAGCGGAACTTTCTGGTTTGTTATGTTTTTTCATTTCAGAAGTTGCCCAAATTATTTTAGATTCCTTCCATTCTTCTCTTTGACTAAAATCGTCTGCATACCACTTCTGTCTGCATTCGTCAGAACAGAATCTAGCATTTTTTCGTATTTTCTTTGGAATAAATTCTGTTTTACATATTTCGCACATAAAAATTCTTTGCAAATCTTTTTTGAAACATGGATGTTTATCTCCAGTTCTTGGATTTTCTTTCTGCCATTGTATTTGACAAATCAAAGAACAAAACCTTTGTTTTATGGATTTTCTACATTGGAATTCATTCTTACAAATTTCGCAAGTTCTAGTTTCATTATATTTTTTATATTTAAATTTATCTTCACATTCCTTTGAACAAAACGAATTTTTGCTCTTCAAATGGGTAGATTTACTTTTAAACGAAATATTACATTCTGAACAAACGTGTTCAAAAGTTTTTGTATCATATGCGTGTTTTCTTTTGCAATCTAAACAACAAAATTTTTGTTTATTGTTTTTGGGCGTGAAACATTTGCCACAATGTTCACAATTTATATTTGATTTCATTTTTATTTTCCTTATAATATATAATCTTGCCCGTCGTTGCCCTCTACAGGGTTTTCGATTCAATTAGAGATAATTTTCTTTATGACTTATTTATTATATCATAAAGCCCCAAATTGTCAAGTGATTTTGCACTTAATGGGATAGGGCTTGACCGATCATTTCCGCGCTTTGTCTAGTCGTACTTGAGATTACCGTAATGTATGCTGCTAAGTGGTCGAAATCAACACCTACTTGACCCGCCACATTAGATCCATATTTCATTGCTGTACTTATTTCATTCACCGAAGTCGCAAAGGCATTGTCCAAACCCGTAAGTTTATCTACAACTACACCTGTTTCTTCGGCTTTCATCTTAAAACCATTCATAATACTTGTCAATCTATCTGAAGAATCTGCGGTTTCCATGTTACCGAGTTTTGCAAGCATTAAACTATTCTTAATCAAAATCCCAGTTTCTTCCGCGCTTTTACCTTGCCTGATAAATTCAAGGCTTCCTGATGCGACTTCCATGGTTGTAACCGACATTGCTTTAGCCAATTTATTATAAGACAATGCCATTCCATCAATTTGCTCTTTAGTTTGCCCTGTAACCATCTGAATAGAAACCATCTCTTTGTTCAAATCTTTTATGTACTGAACACCATCTTTCAATTGAGATAATGCCGCATACATTAAACCTGTTGTAAAGGTATAAGTAATAGTGGTTTTAATTGCCTGTTGAAGTTGAGATCCCCAATCTTTCAACCCACCCGAAGCACCAGACAGTCCAGCTTGAGCAACACGCAAATCAGCGTTCATCTGCTTTAGTTGTGTGTCATATTGTGCGGTTCCAGTTCCAGCTTTAACCGCCGCTTCTCTAACTTGACCAAGTTGAACAATTTGTTTTGCAAGATCTTGTGCGGGTAAGACACCTGCCCCTGTCATATTTTGGGATTTTGCTAAAAATTCTTTAGCACTTTGAACATACTTTTCAGCAGATTTATCATTCTGAATCTGTATACGTTCATTTATGGCCGCTTCTTTTTCTTTATTAGCGACAATTTGGGCGTCAACTTTTTCTAACTGTTGAGATGTTTTAAGAATATTGTCATTGGCAACTGCTCTTTTAGTCCAAACAGATTCAGTAGCACCCGTTGTTTCGTTGACCTTTTGTTCCAATGTGTAATACTCGGTTAGTTTTCTGTTGGCTTCATCCATATATTGAAGTTGAACAGAATTTATAACACCGTTTTTATTTTCACCAATTTTTATATTGGCAAGTTGGTCTGTCGTTTCCTTTATTTGTTCAAAACGTTTTCTTATTTCTCCAGGTAATTTGTCTAGGTTGGAAACATCAATCTGCATTTGTATTTTTAAATATTCTTGTAACTGTTTTTTTGTTGCCTCTAGATTATCAATGTCTACCTGAATTTTAGATTTTAGTAAGAGCGAATACTCATTTGCCATCCATAACCTCCTTTTATAAAATTCTCCCTATCGGGAGGTTACATTATCAACAATTATTAACATTATATAAGAAAGTTCATATATCTATGTCGTTTTCCTACACTTTTTATTAGAATTATGTAAGAAAACGACATAAAAAACACAAATTTGGTGCATAAAATTCTCATTTTATTAAGTTCTTAAATTCTCTAATTCAACCCACTCTTTATCCCGACTTTCTTGATCGTCATAAAGTCTTACCATCGAATCGCTCTCCCATCCAAAAATACTTTGAATTAATTCCGCTGGAATTTTTTTCTTAGAAAGAAGCGTTGTTAAATAGTGGCGAAAAGCATGGGGATATGTTGGAACCCCCAAAAATTCTTCAAAACTTTCTATCCATCCACGAATAACGCCTTCTGTCGCAGGAGTACCATCCCTTTGAATAAACATAGAATTATGTGTTTGATTCTTTGATTTCATAATTTCATCGCGTTCAATCATCCATGCTTTATGATAAGGAAGAAACTTATCCCTTAATACATATTTGTAAAGCATTTTACCCTTGTTTCTACCTTTTGTTCGAATGGGTTTTTTCGTCTGAAGGAAAATGTCACCGAAAGCGGTATTGTTTTCATCGATTAAATCAACATCCATTCTAAGCAATTCTGAAAATCTTGCCCCACTACAAATTGCTAATGCTAACCATGCCGCCTGTTGCTTATTTTTTTCAGAAAGGTGTTGAAGTAAATTTTCAATTTGGCTATCAGTTAATATCGTCTTTTCGCGTCTTAATTCTTTGCTTGAAGATTCTATTACTTTCAAAATAACGTTTCTGAATCCAGGATACTCAACATCAAAAAAACGTTCGATAAAAATAGATAAAGATGATAGAACACTTCTGAAATTATTCATCCTGGCTGAACCAACTTTTAATTCACTTGAAACATAACTAAAGAAATCCGAAAATTCAATCTTTTTAATATCTATAAAAAATTTATTATTATTTTCTAATAAATTCCACGTAAAAAATATAGTTAAATTTGATTCGTACACCTTAATTGTTTTTTCAGATGCGCGAGTTAATTTATCCTTCAAAAATCTTTTCATGAGTTTTAGATTCTCAGGATTAATCTGTGCCGTCAATTCATCTGAAGTTATGTGTTTGGAAAACGTTGCTCTACCCATATTATAATACCCCTTTGTTTTCATAATTTTCTGGAAAATTTAATTTACTTAAGTCATGTAGCAATTCCCATGATTTTTCGTCAAAACATTTTGCGGCATCTATTTCATTTTTAAAACATTTTCTTTTCCCGCAAAAACTCATACAATATAATTTATCTTTTTTGCTAAAACTTACTCCCATATATTTACTACTTGATCCAACTCTCTTTTTCCCGATGATAGATCTTCTTATTTTTTCGGTTGTTTCTTTATCTTGTTTTGTCCCTGTTCTTATTTCAGATAGGTGCTTTTTTACTTCTTCGGAAACATGTTTGTTAAAAAATGGAGATTTTTCACCACTATAATCTAATAATAGTCTTGTTTCACTCATTTTCTTTTTTGATTCTTCGCTATGATGTTTGTTCAACATGGGATTAGGACGACCAATTCTATTCTTAGAATGTTTTAATCTGGTTTCTTTTGAAATGTTTTTGGGACTTCCACCCCCATGTAATAAATTATATCCAAATAAAGGATTATTTGATTGTAATTTTTCTATCCAAGAAACTTCACCTTCATTCAAATCATCTATTTTACATAATTCGAGTACATAATAGATAAAATTTTCAACTCCATATTTATTATATGCGTGTTGAAGATATTTACTATCTATGTTATTTTTTAAATGATTTTTGTGACAAGAATATCTTGTTTCTATATCTCTGCTTTGCCCAATATATTTCTTATTATCTACAACATTTTCTATGCAATATATTCCACAAATTTTCTCTCTCATATATCCTAATCCCTTCCATCATTAATATTTATAATCATTCTTGGGTTGTCTTTGTCATATCTAAATACATCAAAAACCAATCTAACTCTTTCCCCATCATCATCTGTCATAACACCGGCATTTACCAGTCCGTCATTAACAAATTTTGGGGCAAGCACAGTATTATCAACATCTCGCCTACGATGATCTTTCCAATAAAACGAATAAGTAATAGTGATATTTTTATCTAATTGTAGATTTGCTATTTTATAAAAACTAGCCATCCAAACAGCGACATCTTTCCATTTTTGTTTGGCGTCATTCTGCACTATTCTTTTCATTGCCGTAAATCTATTTAAACTTGGTGGAAACACACCTTTAATTGGTGGTACTCTGCGTTTAGGATATTTGGCGAAATATTCTTTTAAATATAATTGTAAAACTCTATCATCCAAAATCAATTCATAATTCATTTCACATTATCCTTTCATTCCTACAAAATAAATCACTTTACTCATAGTATACATTTTTGTATACTATGAGTAAAGTATAATAAAACTTACTTACATCTAACCTTCCACAAAATTAACCCTTAGCAGGATCTTTCTTGACATCAATATTGTTATGGAACGCAGTACCAGAAACAGCGGCTACAACTGCGGCGTAAATAACCATAAAGAAAGGAGCAATTTGGTCAAGAACGGCAACAGGAACATAAGTAAGAACGCAGTAAGCAACCAACGAAATCACAACGGAAACGGCAATAAAGATATTCTTTTTGACTTCAGCGGCCAAAGAATCATATGCGGCAATACGTTCGAGAACGAAACTAGCCACAATTGCGGCTCCACCAGAGTTCAAAAGCCAAATCAAAGCGGTGTGCAAATCCATAGTCATTGTAAAACCTCCTTATAATAAGAGAAGAATAAAATATAAAAGACAGGAATAAACTATTTCTATCCTGCCCGAATACCAAAATCAGCAAAAGCCTTATCAAATTCTTGTTTTAGTTTATTTGATGTGACGTAATCTCGAATGAAATCATCCCAATATGCACCTGGACGCGGAACACTCATGGGCAAACTAGAACTTGGAGCAGACTTATTTAGTGTCTCGGCGAGATAACTGCGCTCGTCAACATCCCAACCTTTCACAAGCGAAGAGTGAATACCTATATTTGTTCCAAAAGCGTTAGCATCCATATTCATTTTTTGCCAGTTATACCACATTGTTCGAGTAATTTCATTAGCAGAAAACTTTATTTCAGACCATTCCCAACTATTAAAAAATGAGTTATCGGGGGAATCATTTTTATAAACAGAATTACCAGAATAATTTTCATATCCTCGATACGCTATCTTTTTTAAATACTCAATCTGAAATTTTTTAAGAACACTATCAGATACTTTTTCAAACACTTTTTCAAGAATATCTTTCATCATAGCGTCTAATTGTATGTTAGTAGTTATAACTACTTGTCCCATAATATCACCTCCATACAATTAGATTATCTAGATTACACTTCTAAATTTCCCCTTCGTTTCTTCCAGTGACGAGTTTCTTTTTCTGTTTCTGTAACACCCCCACAAACTGAACAGATTTTCTTATCAACTGGAACAGAAAATTCTTCCCCATCCCAAATGTAACTTTCCTGAACGGTTCTCAACTCTAAATTTCCCCCACACTCAATACACCGTTCATTAAGTTTACGCCTGAACCTTCCATTTGCATTTACATCACTGATAACCATGATATTTTATTCCGCCTTTTTATTTTTGGTTTTGGTAGTTTTTTTAGGTTGTTTTACGGACTCCACAAGTAACGGAGATAAAGGACTATCTTTTACTTCCGTTGCTAAAGATGATAGTTGAGTTTTCATTCCTTCAATATCAAATTTAGTAGGTAATTCTGCTAAAAATGTATAGAGTTGTTCTTTGAGTGTAGTGATTGTTTGGGATAACTCTAATTGTTTCTCAATAATTGAAACTACACGGTCAAGATTATTCCTAAACTCATCATAATTAACAAGATTAGATGAAATCGTATTGAACCCTACATGCGCAATGAAAAGATCAAAATCAAGAGTTGAAATATCAATATTGCTAAGTAAATCAATCATTGACATTTGTAGGACTCTCTCTGCCGCAATATAATTTCGTAAAGGCTTAATTTCAGGAATAGCACCTTCAAATGTTTCCGTTGAGAAGTATGTATCCATATAAAACTTTATAAGTTTATTTTCAACATCCCTAGAAATATATTGTTCAACCAAAAACATCTTTCCGTTAATATAGCGTTCTTGCGGTTCTACTTTTTTCAATTCAATGCTGATTTTTTCCATACGATTTATTTCTCCTATTTCTTCCTTCGATTGATTTCTGGATAGGTAATTGGTTTGGTATCCTGCCATTTTGGAGGAATTTCCTTTTCGCGTAACTGTTGAGTAAGGATATTGACACCTTCACTTAACTTTATTGTTTCGTTATGTTCAAATTCAACTCTTTCAGTAAGTTCATTATTTTCTACTTTCATTACTTCCATCTGAGATTGCATGTAACAGATAGTTTTTTCAGCAATTGTTAGTTTATCTTCTGCCACCTTCAATTTATCTTCTGTTATGGTTAATTTTGTTTCAGCAGCGTTTAGTTTAGAACTTGTTACACCTGCTTCAGCAGAAAGAATAGTAAATTTATCAGTTAATTCTTTAAATGCCAACTTCAATTCATTATATCTAGTGTCTTGTTCTTCTTTCATCTGTTTATTTTTATCGTCTTGTTCAACAATTTTATCACTATACGTAACAACTTTAGCCGTAAGATCATCTACTTGTGCTAAAAGTTTAGTCATTGTATCAACCTTGCCTTGTTGTAAACCCATTGAATCTTTATTTGTATC